GATGGAAAGTGCCCCTAATCAGCGTAACCCTGATTTTGAGGAGCAAATTGAAAGTGAGGGTTGGTGGCAAAAACAGGATTATAAAGTAGGTATTTTACCTGGATTGTTTATACATCAAGATTGAGAAAGTAAGAATGGATAAAAAGCAAGCCGAAGAATATGTAAAGTGTAGGAAAGATCCGGTTTACTTTATTAAGAAGTATGGTAAAATACGCCATCCTACCAAGGGACTTCTGTCTTTTGAACTTTGGGATTTTCAAGAAGAGACTGTGCATAATTTTTTAGACGAGTCATATAATATTATTTTAAAGGCACGACAACTTGGGATTTCTAGTTTGTGTGCGGCCTATGCTGGTTGGATGGCAACATTTTTTAAGAATAGAGAAATATATATTCTTGCTACAAAAAGAGATACAGCAACAAACTTAGTAGATAAAGTAAGAGTGTTTTTAGAAGCTGTTCCTGACTGGTTAAAATCAGAAATTGTAATTGACAATAGACAGAGTCTTGAAATGGCCAATGGTTCTAAAATTAAATCTGGTGCTACAGGTTCAAATGCTCAGGATGCTGCTCGTTCAGAAGCATTAAGTTTGTTGATTATTGACGAAGCTGCGTTTATAAAATCTATGGATACTATTTGGACTGCTGCTCAACCGACATTAGCTACTGGTGGTGATTGTATTGTCTTATCTTCGCCTAATGGTATTGGAAATTGGTTTCATAAATCTTATATTGAGGCAGAGGCAGGTATAAGTGAAAGAGTAGGAGGTAAAAATATATCCTTCAAAGCTATTACTCTTCCTTGGAGTAAGCATCCAGAACGTGATGAAGAGTGGGCTAGAGATGAAAGAAAAAAAATTGGTGATCAAGCGTTTGCACAAGAGCATGGTTGTGACTTTCTTCAGTCAGGTAATAATGTAGTTAGTTTAAAGGCGTTATCATGGTACGAACACCACCCTACTGAAGAAGAAGTAAGTGATGATGGTTTTCGCCCCTTCTTAAGAGAGCCTGAAGAAAAAACTTGGATTGATAAAAACTTGTGGATATGGAAGTATCCCGATTACACTAAACAATATTTGTTATGCGCTGATGTTGCTAGAGGTGACGGTGATGATTTTTCAGCATTTCATGTTCTTGATGTTGAAAAATATGAACAAGTAGCGGAATACAAGGGTAAAGTTAATACTGATGTGTATGCACATCTCATTCATAATACTGCAGTTCAATTTAATAACGCTCATATTGTAGTTGAAAATGCATCTATGGGCCATCATGTAGTGATGAAGCTTATAGAGATGGAATACAAAAATCTTTATTGGACAGTAAAGGATTTGACTAGAGTCCATGAAAGTAACTCTAATCAATTATATTATGACCCTTATAATGTACCCAAAAATGCAGTGGCTGGTTTTACGACGAGCATGAAAACACGCCCTGTGTGTGTAGCTCGTATGGAAGAAGATCTAAGAACTCATGAATTTATTTTACATTCAAAAAGAACCTTAGCTGAGTTAGAAACTTTTATTTTTCACAATGGTAAACCTGAGGCCATGGCTAGTTATAATGATGACTTAGTAATGTCGTTGGCTATTGGAATGTATGTAAGAGCTACGACCTTAAAATTTAATAGTCAAAATGAAGATATGACTAAAGAACTATTAAATGGATTACATTTTTCATCTACGCCTTATGAGTTTGGTATTTATAAGACGGACGACCAAAAGAAAGAAGAGCAGTTTACCTTCGATGTCGGCAATGGCCAACGCGAAGATTTACGTTGGATGATGAGCTAATGGCAGGAGATAACGGCTGGAGTAAATATGAAAAGATGGTAATAGATAAACTTGATCACCACGATACTAGGTTTGGTTTGATTGAAAGTAAGCTTACACAAATACAAGTAGATATTGCTACACTAAAAGTAAAAGCTGGTGTATGGGGTGGCATTGCAGGGTTGGTTCCTGTAGTTTTAGGGATAGTTTTATTTTTTGTTACCCAAACTGGCGATAAATAGTAAAAAGTGGACAAACCAAAATCCGGACGGACTCAATTTTTTGAGTTTGGAAAAAAACGTTTATACAAGGATAATGAATAATGGCAGATAGATTTGATATACTAAAGAAAATATTAAAGGGCGGCTCAGCAGCTTACAAGGTTCCCACAGAACGGCCTGGTATAAAAGCACAGAAGAAAGCCTTTGATACTTTTCAACGAGCCTCTTCTGCACTCTATCAACAATCTCTAATTGGTGGAGTAGAAAGATTTGAGAGAATCAAAGACTATGAAGAGATGGATCATTACCCAGAGATTACGAGAGCATTAGACATTTACGCTGATGATTCGATGACTTATGCTGAAGATGGAAAAATTCTACAAATTGTTTCTGATGATGATAAGCTTATACATGAGTTAGAAGAATTGCTTTATCAGCGTTTGGATTTAGACTTTCATTTGTGGACTTGGATTCGCAATATGTGTAAGTATGGTGATATGTTTAATCTATTAGATATTGTGGATAAAGAAGGTGTGTTAGGGGCAATTGCAATGCCCGTGGGTGAGATTGAGAGAGAAGAAGGATATAATAATGATCCTAATAGTTTAAGGTTTAAGTGGACGGTTCAAGGTAATACTGTATTTGAAAACTATCAAGTTTCTCACTTGCGTATTTTAGGTGATGATAGATTTCTTCCTTATGGTAGGTCAATATTGGATTCATCTCGTAAGGTATGGAAACAGCTTCTAATGGCTGAAGACGCTATGTTAATTTATCGTATTAGCAGAGCACCAGAACGTCGAGTGTTCTATGTTGATGTAGGAAACATCCCGCCAAGAGATGTGGATTCTTACATGCAAAATGCAAGAGATAAGCTTAAAAGAATACCAGTGACGGCGGAGTCTACAGGTAATGTAGACTACAGATATAATCCAGAGAGTATTTTGGAGGATTTCTTTATTCCAGTTCGTGGGGATAGAGGGAGCAGAATTGAAACGTTGCCAGGAGGTGAGAATGCAGCTGCAATTGAAGATATCGAATATTTACAGAATAAGTTATTTATTTCTCTTGGAGTTCCAAAGTCTTATCTTACCGCTGAAGAAGATCTTTCAGGTAAGTCTACGTTGGCTCAAGAGGACATTAAGTTTGCCAGAACCATCCAAAGAATCCAAAAAATCGTCGTTAGTGAATTGGCGAAAATATCACTTGTCCATCTTTATCTGCGTGGGTATGATGAAGCTTCAATTTATAACTTTGATTTGAGGTTGACCAACCCATCTACTGTAACAGAAATGATGCATCTTGAGTTAATGGGTAATCGTTTTGATGCAGCTAATAATATGGCTGATTCTCCATTACTTTCAAAGTATTATATCCAGAAAGAAGTATTAAAACTTTCAGATTCTGAAATTGCTGATATGAAGTTGGAATTAGAACAAGAAGCTCAGCAGGAACATTTTATGGAACAGCTTAAAATGGGTGAACAACCCGAAGCTGCAGCTCCTATGGGAGGTGCTCCTGAAGGTGCCGACACAGAAGAGAGCAAGGGTGAGTCCCATGACAAGAAAGATACTAAACATGACAAGAAAGATACTAGACAATATACTAAAGATGCCATGCCTTATGATCCGATAGGTACACGGGAAATGCCAGGCTATCCAAAGAATTATGCCTTTAATGAAGATGATGAAGAGTGTGCAGACGGCGAAGAACAGTTAGAAGATAAGCTTAATGATCCAGAAGATGACGAGATGAAGAAAACTTTAGATTTTATACGAAAGAAAAATAAAAATCGTAGAACTAAGACGGATATGTTTGATAGAACTATTGCAGATATTATGAAGTATGACCATGTAGCAAATGATATGATGGGAAATCTTATAAAAGATCATGAAGAAAACAAATTAGAAGAGTCAACTTTATCGTCACTGAAGTCACTTAAAAATTAACTTTACTTTAGTCGGCGTATATTTATTTCAAGGGATACTATGCAATAGTGGGGATTAGTATGAAACATAACAAACAGAGAAATGTGGGCATCTTATTTGAGTTGCTTAATCATGCAGTATTGAATGAGATCTCAAAGGGCCATCATAAAACGGCAAAAGCTATTTTTAAGGTCATTAAGAAACATTTTATGGCCGAGACTCAGATTTCTAAGGCTTATAAGGTGTATTCGCAATTACTTTATAGCGAGGCACGGAATCCTTATTATGCTACTCGTTTCGTTTCTAACTTGATGAAAGAATATAATCTCACGGTTAACCCTTCATTATTATAT